GGATAGATGAAAACCAAAGCACTTATTAAGAATAGCTTGGCGGAGAGATACGCAAAGATTCCAAAGGAAATACAAAAGAAGATTCCTTATTATCTTTTCGTCAAGCACCCCCAAAGGGTTGAATTGGCACTCTTAACCACAGAATATGTCCTATTAGGTAGGAAAGAGATTTTTATTAAAATGCGTAAGGGTGAGAGGATAGCGGTTTGGAAATGCAAAAGGGTAGTCTAATGCCTTATATGACAAGGTATAAGAGAATGCTAGAGAAGGTTAAGAAGGAAACAAAATGGAAAGATATTTTTAAGATTGTGGAGGAAGCTCAAAGGAGGTTGAAAAGGAATGTTAAAAGTAAATAAATGGGTAATCATTATTTTTGCAGTAGGGATATTATTTGCCATTGATGAACATGGAGAAAATCAAAAGCTATTGCAATTAAAGGAAATATCTAAAAGGGCGGATATAGAACTACAAAAATCTATCCTAGAAAATAGAACGAAAATAGAGAGGAAAAATGGAACTACTGATTCTTGTTATTATTATTGATGTAATCATTGTAGCCACTCAAAGCTAAATGATAAGGAACTCTGAATCTAAAAGGGCAAAATATTTAATATATTTTCTCCTAGATAAGAAACAAATTGTTTATGTAGGGGAAAGCCAAATAGGAATCCCTAGAATCTTTCAGCATAGATCCACTAAAAAGTTTGATGATTATATCTATGTATGCGAAAAACAACTTCCCTTTTTAAAGAACTATTATTTCAGACGTTATTATGAAAGACGATGGATTAACCGATTTAAACCTAGATATAATTTTGAACCTACAAAAATGCCTACTTTAAATGAGTTTCTTATTAAAATGTATCTGTGGGCGGAAAATCCTCAGCCTGAATGGGTAAGACCTTTAACTAAGTTTAATCATTTCTTTGCTAGGAAATTAGAGGGGAAAAGCAAAAGAGGTAAGGCTTTTTATACTGATAACCAATACAGCAAAGTTCATAGCATCATAGATATAAACAAGATCCTTTATATTAAGGATGAATTGGCTTTTAAATTCTTAGCCAATGAGAAACCTAAAAAGAGTCTAGGGTTAAGATACACCAGGAAATTCAATCACCGCAAAGAAACCATCACCAATTAATCCTTTTTAAATTTAACAACTGCATTAAATGAAAATGAAATTCTAGGTTCATCGGAGTTATGCGGAAATACGATATGATTTAAGGATGCAGGAAATACAAAGAAATCCCTCTCTTTAGGAATCCGTTTATAAGTTCCAAACTGAAACAAATCCTCTTTCCCTTCAATCCACTCAATGCAACCTGAGAAATCATTATGAGATTTTGCACCTTCAAGGGGTTTCATATCTTTTGGAATAGAAATATATCCGACTGTGCTGATACTGGGATTTTCAAATGTAGGTGAAAAATATTCTAAATGATGATGAGTGGGATTCCATTGATTTTTTAACATATAATTATGCCAAGCACTATTAATGATGATGCGATCCACTTCCTTGTTAGGTCTATGGATTCTTGAATATTCCTTAATGACGGCATCAAAGTAATTTGCTTTCCATTTAAGCATAACTTTAGGAGTAATAAGGAACTCTCCCTCTTTTCCTAAGCCACCAGCCAAACTATGACCAGTGCGATAAGGCAGTTGTTCTTTTTCCGGTAAATTTCTAATCATATCAAGATCCTTTTTAAAATCCTTCATCAAGTCTAAGGGGAGGTCTTGCTTAGAAATCGAAGGACCAAAAGGCTTATAAATCTGTACGTTTACTTTACTCATATTTTTTTAATCTCATTAATATCATTTAATAAATTTAAAGGAACGGAATGACAAGCTGGTCTATCCAATCCAAAGGTTGTTAAATATTGTCCTGTTCCTAAAACTTTTGAACTGTTAATAAAACCTGAAATTTTAAATATAGGAGCTTCATCAATGACATGAATAAAGAACTGATTTTCCTTCTCTTCCAGGTCTAATGATTAAGGAATTAATTTTTTTAAGAGGTTGGCAGCGAACCTGGATTTTTAATTTATTATACATAAGGTCAGGAATAGAACCCACATTACAATGAAATTGATAAACAATATTTAGACAATTCGCTACGGCAATTTCACCCATTGCACCTGAAATGCTATCAGCAATCTTTTTGTTTAAACCTTTCTTATATCCAGCACCCCAATTTTCTTTTCTTTTATCCGATTCAATAGCTCTTAGCAGACCGGTTTGTGCTGCCGTAATCATATCGTAAGAGTTTAATTCAATTTTTCTTTCCATTTTTTCCATTGCATTTTTATAAAAATAATAATTTCATTCCTGGTGGCTATGATGTAGCCTAGTCCTACGCAACCTAATAACAGCCAAATCATACTTCATTACCCCAACAGGACCACCCCTTAACCTTTTGCCTAGCAAAGAGTTCAATTCTAGGAAGATCACCGCATAATTCTACAATTCTATCCCTAACACAATCAGGTTTTTGACTATGTCTTTGTCTTGGACTTACAACTAATTGTTCAACATTTTTTGATAATCTTTTTGGCTTTCCTTTAGTAGCCAATAAACACATTTCAGGATTTTTTCTTACCCAATAACCCATCCCTTTAAAATGTTTATTCATTTGTGTTGTTTTAACCCAAGTAAAAGCCACCGTCTTATAAGTAAAACCCCATCTTTTAATAAGCTCAAAAGATTTTTCAAGAAAAGGATCAGTAACCCAAAGAAACAATACACAATCCACATCACAAATATTAAACAAAGGAAGCCGTAAGATGTCATTAAATTCCATACAATTATAATGTTGTGTTGCATTTCTTTTTTCACCTCTTTGAGAATAGCTTTTAAAGTAGTAGGGAGGATCAGCATAAATTATTTTATATTTTTCATTGGGAAAAGGAATCATTTAAGACAATTATTCATTAATCGTTTCAGCTTAGGATTCTTTTTTAAAATAACCGCAAACTGTTCGGTGAGCATTGCACAAGCCTCTTCTCCAATATTTTTTATTTTTTTCTTATTCAGGTCCACAATAATATGCCAAAGTTCATGAAAAAGGATCTTAACTAATGTATTTTTTGAAAGAAAGGGGTTAATTTTTAATGTCGAATCGTTAGGATCATAAATGGCTAGGCAACCCTTAACTTTTACCCAAAAAACCTTGATTTTCCTACGTTTATAGTGGATTTCTCTGATAACCATACCATATCTAGTAATATATTTAGCTGATTTATGCAACTAAATAGAGTACAAAAGATAATTAAATTATATACGTTGAATAATTATACAAAGTGTGCATAAATACGAATCGAAAGTGCTTTACTTATGACAACACAATTAATGAAAATAGGTGCGGAGTGGGATTCAAAGAAGGGATGTTTTTCCGCAAACCATCTAAGTGCTTCACAGATTAACCTCCCTTTATCGGTGTGGCTAATGAAATACTGTGTTTGGGATGCAGCTAAAAGAAAGAAAATTCCACCTTCCGTATCTATGTTATTCGGAGGTTTTGTAGGTACAGCACTTCAAGATATTAATGAACATAAACTAACCATAGACCAGGTGATGAATGGAAGGTAATGGTTATAACCCTATGAAAATAGAATTAGAAAAATTAATTGAAAAAAATAAAAGTTTAGAAGGTCAACTTAAAGAGAAGGATTTACAAATTGAGCAAGAGGTTTTGTATAAGATGGAAGAACGCAAGAAATGGGAAGCATTATCTAACGAAATTAGTCAAATTAAAAAGCAACTGGGTTTTTATATTGCTTTTAATAAAACCGGCAAAGAGAAGGTTTTAGATTTAATCAAAGTTATATTAGAATTTTATGGAGAAAAACTTGAAGAAAAAAAACCACATTAGCGATAGCGATAATATGTTCTTTGAACTGATGGGTAGCGAACAGAACAAAGGGGATTTTCATAAGATGATGGAAGTGATGCAAAAGAAATATGTCATGTCCTTTTCTTTTTTTAACTCCTTTTTATATCTTTTAGATAAGGAAGCTAAAAAACATCTTAACGACAAGGAAATAAATTATTTAAAACAGCTTTTTGGTATGCAATTATCAGGATCAAACATATCTAAAATGCTTTTAGGAAAAATCAAATATGATCCGATCAAAAAAAAGTTTTACGAATCTGATAAAAGGGTGCGTATTCATCTAACAAAAAAAGGAAAGGTAGAAAAAGTATATGAAATCAGAGATCAAAAATAAAGGGAATACCGAAGAGAAGAGCAAAGGAGGCTTTAAGGAACGAAGGGAAAAATGTTTAGCAAAATTAAACACAGTTCCTACCGTTAATATTAAAGGAAAACAATATTCAACAGTAGCTGAACGTCATCGTTTTTTATTAAAATATTTTCCTGAAACTAGAATTGATGAACAAATATTTTTTCAAGACGAAAAAAGAGTTATCACAAAAACTATATTATATATTGGTGAAACTCCTTATGCCACAGGTCATGCCGAAGAGAAAAGAGATTCATCATTTATAAATAAAACAAGTGCGTTAGAGAACTGTTTGAGCAGCTCATTAGGAAGATGTCTAGCAGCATTCGGCTTACATGGCTCAGAATTTTCAAGTGCAGAAGAATTAGCCAATGCTTTAAAACAACAAAGCAACGGACAAGCAAACGATCTTCCAATAGAAAAAACTACTACGGTTACAAGGTTGAATGCTTTGTATTCGGATTGGAAAACGAAGAACGACTTAATTGAAGGTCGTTTTAAAAAGCAAGAAGAAACCATAAATCAAAAAGGAGGAACTTATGGAAAAAACTGGTAAAGAAAAAGATTTTGCTTTTTTTCCTTACGATGCAAATCATGAGAAGGCGATCAAGCTCTCTTTCTCAGGTAATATAAAATTGCACAATGGAAATAAAGGTACAATCTTAGGAGTTAAAGGCACATCCAAAGATGGAAATACTAAATTTATTAGAATTTTTAGTCAAACAGGAGTCCTTTTCAAAGGAGATGACAAGTTCACTGGGGATCTTACCTGGTCAGAAGTAGGTGGAAAGAAATCTCTCATTGGTTGGTTAAACGACAAAGGAGAAATTCTTTCAGGTTATGCCAACGAACCAAAAGGAACAGTAGCTGGAACTAATAAAGATGAAAAGTTTACTTTTTGAAATATTTATAGAACAGGAATATTACATCTACTTAATATGTTTAATATTCGGTTTTGTAATACTTTATATGCAAAGTAGATATTAATGGAAATTGTTGTTTATTTACATCTTCATAATATGGTGGTTGAAAAAGTTATTTCAGCCACCACTCCCTTACTAGGTTGCTTGGAGTATGTGCAGCAGATCACAATCTCAGATTATTTACCTGAAGGAGTTAGGTATCAAGGCAAACAAGTTTGGGCATACTATTGTAAAGGATTAGAAGGAGGTTGGATTCAATGACACCAGCTTTGATACAATTCTTTAAGGATTATGGCAGAAAAAAAGGAACGGAATTGTTTAAAAAACATTTAAGCGAAATGGAAGGACTTGAAGGACCTTTAAGTTATGGCAAGATTATGAAGCTGTCCAAAGAAGAAAGACCTGAGTTTAATTCGGAAAGATATTTAAGAACAGTTAAACTTTTTGGAAAATCTAATGGCTTTTTTCCCTTGAAGGGCGGAGCTTCATCTCTTTTTAAAAATTATTTTGAAAAGGAAAAATGATGGAAGATAATGTGAGATTTTTAAATCAGATTGATAAGTTATTAAAGCAAAAGCAAACCGACTATGGCAGCTTTGATGTAACCTCTTGGGTTCTAACAGGGTTTTTAGAGAGAGTTTTATCAGCTCATAACGGAGTAACTGTAAAAGTACCTAATCGAATCTTTGGTATGTTTATGATTGTTTTGAAGTTATGGAGGATATTAAACAGAAAAAAATATCATAAAGATGATAACGATGATGTAAATGGATATAACGAATTACTTAGGAAATTAGTACAAAATGAGGATAAAGCGAATGAAAAATAAAATACCGATGACACCGAAGATGTTGAATGTATTGAATTTTATTAAAAAATACAGTAAAAAAAAGAAGTACAACCCTACGTTTCAGGAAATGGCTGATAACTTAGGATATAAAAGTAAAAATTCTATAACCGTCTTGGTAAATAAGTTGGTTGCTAGAGGTGAAATTACCAAGATTAAAGGTTATCGAAGGAACATTGAACTTAATGGTTAAACAAGTACAAAAAAATTTCTTTTATGAAATGGCTGTTAAGTTCTCAGAAATTTTTGAAGATGAACATAGCACTGAAAAAGCAGTTAAGAAAGCTCATCTTCAGAATACACCTGGTAAAGACGCTAAAGTAACCATCACCGATCAGCGTTTTACCAAGTCAAATATAAAAGTGATTGGTGAGGAACAATATGGCGGAAATAGAACCAAAAAAGATCAGGGATCTACAAGTCAAGGAAAAGAAAGTGGTAGAGTTGATGTTTAAGCATAAAAGGCTGTATAGAGAAAAACAGAGCGAACAACATCGTATCACTGAAAAGATTTCTGAATTAAAAAATAAGCAAGAATTAATCTATACATAATAATTAAATTTAAAATTGTGTTTAGATCAAGGGTATTCTATACGCTGAATGAAAGGGAAAGGAAAAGTATGTCAAAAAGGAAACCGCAGAACTTAGGACTAGCAAGAAACATTGCTAAGAACTTAGTTTTAAAGAGAGTCAAAGACGGCTTAAATCAAACACAGGTAGCAGAAGCACTTAATGTAACGTTCCAGCAAGAACAAAAGTTCGAAGGTGGAAATAATTGCATGAGAGCTGACCAGCTTTTTTTAATTTGTAGAAAATTTGGCTGGGATATTAGAGATTTTGAAAAAGAACCACTTAACCAAAATGGTTCAACCTTTAATGTCAAAGCTACGTTTGGTCCAGCCAACGAATTAAAGGAACTACTGGATGAAACAGGAGGAAAGAAAATCATAAGAGATTTTGATTTTACTAATTCTCTAATGAAGAAAATCCATAAAGCCTTTGATCGGATTGATAACAGGTCAAGGATCTCTATTATTGAGGAACGTAAAGATGACATTTACCCCAGTTAAAGAAAAAATAGATAAGATTGTTGTCTTTGACCAAACTCAGAGAGAAAAGTTAGACTATCTTAAAACGGTAGTAGAAGCATTTATCAGGAATGGTCATGCAGCACATTTGATTATTCCTGGTTTTGCTAAGACCAAGCCTGAGATTGAAGCCTACATGACCTTGAAGGGCATTAATATTCCTATTCATGGTTATTTGGATCATAAAGGTCCTATCATTGTCGAAGATAAATGTATGTTCCCTAGAAGGGGTAGGCTTAAAAAAGATGGAACTAGAAGCTGGAATACAGCTAGGCTGCCTGATGAACCTCCTTTAAATCATTTAATTCAAGTAG